TTGGTTCACCGTAAGTTCCGCACATAAAAATCTTATGTAATTGTTTTAAAAAACTTGGTGGTAACAGTTCTTTAATATCATTTAAACTTAAAGTGGCCTGAGGTAACAAGGGATTTTCATCACCGTTGTCTAAATATCTTGCGCACTGCGGGCATGCTGCATTACATAAAGTTGTTGGCTCTAAATGCAGTGTTTTGATTTGCTCAATTGAATACACAATTAGGGATAAATTTTGTCGCCACTCTTTAACAACACCACATAAAACTTATCTGTTTTAAATTGTGTGTTAAGTTTTTTGGCAAGATTAATAGCGTGACCTGGATTAGAAAAGCTACTTTTCTTGTACTTTGGGCCAGGAACTTGTGTTAGCATATGGCTTGTTTTTAAATTGATAGGTTGGCCATCAAAAAACACTGCCCAAATACCTTCACTGGCCAACACTTGTTCAGTTTTATAAGTTGTTTTATTAGTTAATTCCAATAAAACCTGGGGTTTAGGTCTTGACACAGCTTCTCCAAAATATCTAGCTATTATTTAGCTAGAAATTTCCGCCCGTGACTTCGACTTTGATCACTGGTTCCTGTTGAGTAGTAGGAGCCGATAGTTCTTCTAATTTAAGTAAAAGTTTGGTAATATCAGCATGTAAATTTCTGGCATCTTGTAAAGACATAATGAAATCTCTTGTGCTTCTACTTTCTGCAGTTTTAATTCTATCAATAAATTGATTAATGTGCATCATTGGCAGCATCCTCTTTAGTCATATAAGGTCCACGGTACTTATATCGTTGTAATGTGATAAGTTTAGGACTTTGACTTACTTGCCATGTTTTGTTAAGCAAAATACAATACCAACCAGCAGCATGCCAGCTTTTACTTTTTTTATTTTTTGTAAACAATGGTAAGTGTTGTCTAACTTCAAACATTGGATTATGGGCCTTACAGCCTGCGGGATATCCATGTACATGATTTTCTACGGCAGTAGGTTTTTTCTTAACCACAGGCTCAAAGTCAATACCGGCCCTACTACGTATCATGTTAAGAGTTCTAAATTGTTGAGTATTGTCTTTTATTTTAACAACAAACCCATTGTGTGTTGCTTCTATGTTTCCTATCTTTTCGTCACCTTGTTTTAGTATCCAATATTCATTTGCTCTTACTGGTTTAGCAAGTATTACCATCAAGTACTCCTTTATAGGTTTTGTTCAACCATGATCCATATTGTTCTGCAGATTCAGATATTTTAACTAGATCATGTTTGCCACAAAATTTCATAAAACGTACACCAACCTGACCCACGTCCTTATGCGAGATTTGCTCTTGTATGGCAGTGTCAACTTTGGTTTTAATTTCATCTGGTTGTGCAGTTAAGTCAATTAGTGTGCGGTTGCGTTGGTAGTCATCAAGAACTTTATGTTCAATTTGATTATGGTCAACCCATTTTTGTAACATTAGGTTATTCCATGCATAACCTTTTTTATCGCGATCTTCGTATGCTTCAAGTAATCCAACTTTGTTTTTAGTTCCTTTTGTTCGAACACCAGGGTACGCAGAAAATACATTGTCGCTGGGATCACCGCGCATACATTTTTCAAATAACAACCATTGCGGATTTGGTATTGTCTTAGGCAGTTTAGTTTTTTTATCTAAAACTTCTTTACCTTTAGCATCAAAAATACCGCGCAGTGTTAGCAACTCATCGGTAATACCGTTGAACTGATCAACATTTTCTGCTAGTAACTGTACAAAGTCAGTGTCACTGCTGACAATAGTGTGGCTGTCAGCGGGATGTAGTGCAATAAATCTTGCAATTATGTCATCTGCTTCAGCCTCAGGATGTCTAATTACTGAACAGTTAGTGCTAGTAGAAAGGAATTTGGTAAAGTTATCATATGTTTCCCAAAACAACTTATCTTCTTCAAGTTCAGATTCGGTAAGTGCAGCTCGACTTTCTGCTCGATTAGCCTTATAAGGCTTGTAAAAATCTTTGCGCCAACTACGACCTTCTAATGCAAATACCATATGATCTGCGTTAAACTTTTTTGCAACTTTGTTGATTGCAGCCAAAGTAATGTGCAAGGCGTAACCAATTTTTTCCTCAGTGGTACTTGCCCTAAATGCCACATGTCTAGCACGAAAGAAAATATTAGCTGTATCAATAAGAACGTAGCGCATGTCAAGGTACCAAGTTGTTAGAATACGCATAGTTTAACACAAAACTCGCCCAAAAGCAATGAGCATCTTCACCAAAATGCCACGACTCTTTGTTAACAGTTTTGTAACCATTTTCTCTTAAAATTGCATCAAAAGTAAGATTTGAGTCATAAGGGCCTATATAGTTGCCTCCCCAATCTTTTTTGTCTGCTATTTCTTGAAAGTGACTGTTTCCATTAAAAAAGATATGTGCTACTTTTTTATCAAGTAGAGTTTGATGAAACTTCCATATTTGGTTATGCCAATAATCTGTGCATAGTGCCCAATCAATTTGATCTATAAAGTCTTTATACTTTTCGTGATGCGATTTGGGCAAAGAATCTAGCCCTGAGGCACCAACTTGGTAATAAGTGCCATCAATTAGCCATTCTTCTCTTTCCCAAGTACTCCACTGAATTATCACAAGAGTTTTTGGCTCAATGTTTTCAACAAAGTCCAGTGACGTTCTTAATATTCGAGCATTGCTTGATCCAGATTGAGCATCACATTCTAATATAGCATTAAGTTGATTGGCTATCTCACATCCAAAACTTACTCGTTCGTTTTCAGGATGCGGGCGTTTTCCTAGTCCGTAGAATAAAGGATCGTCTGAAGCCCATCCAAAAGGAACAGCAGCTTCAGCAGCAGCGGCGTGACTATCACCATTTACGTAAATAAGCATTTTTATCAATATAATCTATGAGTAATTTTGCCCAGGCTGCATGGCCATCGGCACCAAAATGTAAACTTTTTGTAGGAATATAGCCTTGATTTTTCAGTGTCCAAAAATAACTGGCTTCATGGTTGTAAGGAGATATAAAGTTTGTGTTCCAATCTTGTTCATTGTCCTTATCTACAAAAAAACTAAAATAACTATGGAAAAAAATATGAGGAATGTCTAAAGAGTTTAGTTGATTATGAAATTGGTAAATTTTTTTGTGCCATGCTTGACCTTTCAGTATCATTTTGTCTTGGTTGTTTGCCAAAACCCAATCTTTGTAACGTTGTTTTAGGTCTGAATCCAAAAAGTTACAACTGGCATTTATTTGGACATATTGATTATTGTATAACCATTCTTCTCTTTCCCAAGTGGTCCAACCTATAATAACTAGTTTAGGATTAAACTGTTCAATGAATTCGCATGAAGTGCGTAAAATATAATCGTTACTGGCTCCAGAAATCGCTTGGTTTACTAATTTTACATTATATTTTTCAGCAACTAATTCGCAAAAATTTTTTGCTGTTTTATCTAGTTCGGCTCCTGCGGTATTACTGTCACCGTTGACGTAAATGACCATACTTGAGTTCATAGAATGTGTACTGCGAGGATCCTTCCCGTACCCATATCTGTGCTTTATTTGAATTTCCACTAAAATCCCAGTCGCGACCTCGTTCTCCAAGATTCTGTCTGCACCATCGGATGTGATCACCAACATTCATATCTTGAGAATTTATGTTGAAAGTGGTGGAAAAATATTTTCTCATGATTGTATTAAGCGATTAGTTTCAGCATGTATAACACGTTTACGCAAACTTGAAGAACTAAATGAATGATCTCGTTTGTTGAACACCAACTCAATACCACGAGCATAACATTCTTCATAACCAGTAAAAGGTTTACCTTCGTATTCTATGCCTAGTATACGCACATCAATCGGAAGAATAAGAATCAAATCTACAAGATCTTGTTCGGTCTGATACACAACAACTTCATCAACATAACGGCATGCTGCAAGTTGAATCTGTCTTTCCACAATACTTTGTACGGGTAAGTTTTTAGTGTCTGGCCGGTCAATAGTTGGATCGGTCTGCAATCCCGCAATAAGATAATCACAATGATTCTTAGCTTCAGCCAACATCGCAACATGCCCGGCATGAAGCAAATCAAACGTTGAAAAAGTGATACCAATTTTTTTGCCTTCTGCTTTAAGCTTTTTAATGTTGTTAAAAATCATGATATTTCCGTATATCCATCTCCAAGATTTCTAGTTTTAGTAAACCGTTGGGGATTTATAGCTTGTTCTTGTTCCCACGTTTCAAGCACTACATGCCTGCAGATATTTTGAAACCATCTATCAACAATTATACTATCTGGTTCATCTGGTTTTTGCTGGTAACCGGCTCTTATCAAGTTAGTTACAAATTTATCATTCCAATCAAGTTCAAATGCGCCTTGATGTAAATTTTCAGGATCTAACTCAAAACTTATAACTGCAACATATGGTTCCCCTGCCTCAGTCGCTATTTCTTTTGGCGTTTTTTTCTTAATTGTAGGTTTTTTTGTCTCGGGCTCTACAATCTTAGGACTGCTTACTGTCTGTGGTTTAGGTTTATTAAACCATTTGTTAAATAAATTCATAAAAGTTCCTAGAACAAATCAATAGTTTCCCATGGCAACCAATGTTTGCCAAAATGACCATAAGCTACTGTGTCAGAATATATAGGTCTAAACAAATTAAAGTGTTTAATAATGCCTAATGGAGTTAAATCCACGTTAGACTTAATGTAGGCAAGAATTTTTTCGTTGTCACCATCGCTGTCAACATATACACTAGTTGGTTGTTCAACCC